ATCTCAGATAAAAAACTCGTCGGCAATCAATTACAGACCGTAGTACAAGGAACGACATTCACCACAAAAGAAGCAGAAGATACGTTAAAGTACGAAATAGCCACAGATTATTCAAAACGAGTAATTAGAGCCATAGGTCAAGAAGCTTGGGACAAAATTAGCGACAATCAAAAAGCTGCGTTAACAAGTTTTGCGTACAACGCCGGTACAGCGTATCCTGGAATTTTTGGAGCGGTAAAATCAGGAAACTATAACGAAGCTGCGCAACTTATCGCCGCTGGACCTTACACCTCAGAAGGAAAATACATGGCAGGACTAGAGACAAGAAGAAAAGAAGAATCAGCCTTATTCAATAAAACAACCTAATTATGTCAGCCAGATATTACCCATCGTTCAGAATAAAAACGAATCAATTTACAAAGGGTCAAGATTTCATACTCGACGGTGTGCCTTATTCGGGTCCTTATTATACAACTTTTTCTGGACAAACTTTCAGCGGTCCTAACCCAATAATTGGACCTAATCAACTTTTGACTCCTGTTTCTAATTTCACAAATAGTATAGCTGGACTTTCTTTAATAGATGGATCTGCTACTCTAAAACAACAATTAGCAACGTCGACAAAAATTTTATCTAATCAGCCAAAATCTCTGGTATCCTATTTCCCCAATCCTTTACAATCAGATTACGATTTGGGTTACATCACTAGATACTTTGCTAAACAAAAAAATAACCTAGGCTATATTACTGAAATTTCTCCTGCTCAATACACTGAGATAAAAAACGGTAATCTAGGCTACGATACTTCTATACTACAAACTACAACTATAGCATGGAAGTTAACAGGTCCACTAAATTCTACTAGAATCAGCCAATACGACATTAGAGCTGGTATAATCGACACCAATAAAAGATTGGTAGAAGAGGCTAATCCTAATTTCTTTGGTCTAATAGAATTCATTGGAGGAAACTATTCAAAGTTCGCTAAGCCCACTTCATAAATAAATTACTAAATCTCAATGGGATAGTTTATGTTTATGTCCAATAAAGGTTATAAGTATGTATTTCATCGTAGAGACTATAGAGCAATTTAGTAGGATGGAGCACACGGACGAGTGTTTTATTCAATTGATATCTGGTAACGATAAATTCCACCCAAAATTATCTTACTCAAGTTTGCTATATTACAATGACGGTAAAAAAGGCTATATCTTTCCTTTCAAACACTCAGAAGCCTTTTCTCTTGATATAGAATTAGTCCAAAGCTTCTTATCAAAGCATAGAATTGTTTATCTGATAGACAAAAAATATCACTCTTACTTTTTGCACTTGCAAAATACAGTTGATATTAATTTTATTTATTTGGATCAAACAAATAACTACGAATCGTTTAATTGCGATACTTTACTACATAATAATTACTATTCTAAGTTTATCAATTTAAAAAACATTAGCGAGGTAATACCTATTTCAAAACATTATGAAAGATGCCAATGTTTATACGAAGCTGTCAAAGGATTTTTTGGATTAGAGGCTGATACTAAATTCCAAGACAAATTAATCGACGCATACAAAAAAGTAGAGAGCAATCCAATAAAATTAGATCTAGAGAAGTTTAACCTAAAGTACAATTTAATACAGAAAAATTGTTCTTTACAAGATGATTTTATATACTCTTATTACAATCTGTATAATTTAACAGGTCGACCAACTAACTCTTTTAATGGAGTAAATTTTTTGGCCATACCCAAAGATAAAGAGTTTAGAGAGTGTTTTATACCAGCAAATACTTTATTTGTTGAATTTGATTTTGATGCGTACCATTTAAGGCTAATCGGTAACTTGGTCGGATATAATTGGTCAAAAGAGTCCATTCACTTGGAGTTAGGTAAGCAGTACTTTAATAAGAGCGAACTAACTCCAGAAGAATATTCAGAATCTAAAACTATAACATTCAAACAACTTTATGGAGGTGTAGATAAAAAGTACAAACACATAGAATTCTTTTCTAAAATGGACGCTTATATTCAACAAACTTGGGAAAACTATAAAAGACAAGGCGCAGTTGCTTTACCAACTGGAAGAATATTAAAGTACTCTAGTGAGATCAATAAATTAAAATTATTTAACTACATAGTACAGAACCAGGAGACTCTGGTCAACACGTCTAAAATAGATAGTATAAACCATTACTTAGAGGTCAATAAGCTGAGGACGAAGCTCGTATTAATCACCTACGACTCTTTTTTATTAGACTTCGAAAGAGACGATGGAAAGCAAACTCTTTTGGATATTAAAGACATCTTGGAGCAAGACAACATGGTAGTAAAACATAAATACGGACCTAATTATTCATTTTAATACAAAATACATATTTATACTCAATGGTTATTGAAGATTTAAAAACAATAGAATTAACGCAAGAAGCGATCATGAATAAGTTATTTTGTAGCTTTACTACCAAAGAAGGCCTAGAAGAGAGATTGTACGAAATCAATAAGCAGTATAGAATCATGTACGGTAAGATATTTGTCCTTGAGTCTCCAGAGTCAGAAGAATACATGTGTACGTATAACATTGAATTGGATGGATCTAGCGCAAAGATTTTAAGCAATACAATTCTTTTACACAGAAAAAAAGAATCTAACACCCTTTACACTATCAATGCATTGAATACTTTAATTAAGTCTTTAAATGGAGGTGTATTAGACACTAAGTATGCTATCAGTTGGCCTGATTATAAAAACTCAATTCTTTTAACTCAAGACGACACTTTAAGAAGATTAAATACTTCTATCTACAAGATAGTAAACGTACAACTAGAAAATTAGATTTTCTACATCCTTAGATTAGATTATATTCATTTAATAAAACAAAATACAGTTATGGATTTATCAATTTTAAAGAGTCGTTTAGCGACTTTGCAGAATCCTAGAGGCGGCCAAAAAGGTGAATTAACAAAGACCTTATGGAGTCCGGCAGTAGGAAAACATCAGGTGCGCATAGTGCCTTCGGTGTACAACAAATCAAACCCATTTAAAGAGTTGTTTTTCCATTACGGAATAGGCAACAAAAACACAATGATTTCGCTGGCTAATTTTGGAGAAAAGGATCCTATCGTTGAGTTCTCTCAAGGCTTAAGAAAATCTTCAGTTAAAGAAGATTGGCAACTAGCAAAGAAATTAGAACCAAAGATGAGGGTGTACGCTCCAGTCATAGTTAGAGGTCAAGAAGAATTGGGTGTAGTCTTATGGGGCTTTGGTAAACAAGTTTACATGGATTTATTGGCTTTAACCGAAGACGAAGACGTAGGAGATTTTACTGACCCTATTCAAGGTCGCGACATTACTATTGATGTACAAGGCAAAGAAACCACAGGTCTGTCTTACAATACATCTAACATCAGAATAAGGACAAAAACGACTCCTTTATCCGATGACGCGGCTAAAGTTAAACAGTGGTTAACAACACAACCAGACCCATTAACTCAATTTAAAAAGCACACTTACGAAGAGATGAAAAGCGCTTTAATGTCGCATCTTAACCCTGAAGAGGAAATTAAAGAGAACGCTGATTCTGTTGTGGTTAAAACAGAAGGAGTTAGCGATCTACCTTGGGACAAAGTAGCTGTTCCAGCAGCACAGGCTTTTACATTGAGCACATCTAAAAAAGATGTTGATTCTCAGATCGATGAGTTATTTAAATTCTAAATCACTAAAGGCCCTCTTTAACTAAGAGGGCTTTTTTAACAGTTACGAATGGCAAAAGCACTTACAAGTAAAATATCAAATGCTATAAAGTCTGAGTTTAACTTAGACAAATTTAAAAAGTCAAAAAATCTATCGTCGTCCTCAGTAAAATTTAAAGACCAGAAGTGGATACCTTTATCGCAACCTTTCCAAGATGCCTTACAAATTCCTGGCATAGCTATAGGTCACATTAATCTATTAAGAGGCCACTCAGATACAGGAAAGACTACTGCTTTATTAGAAGCGGCTGTGCAGGCTCAAAAAATGAATATTCTACCAGTTTTCATTATTACCGAAATGAAATGGAGTTGGGACCACGCAAAACAAATGGGCCTTCAATTCGAAGAAGTAGCAGACTCAGACGGTGTTGTATCGGATTATAGTGGATTCTTTATCTACGTTGATAGAGAGAAATTACAGTGCATAGAAGATGTATCTGCTTTTATATTGGATATCTTAGATGAACAAAAGAACGGTAATTTACCTTACGATCTATGCTTCTTTTGGGACTCTGTTGGATCAATTCCATGCAAAATGTGCATAGAGAAGGGTACGGTGAATAACGAGTGGAATGCTGGCGCGATGTCTCAACAATTTGGTAATTACATTAATCAAAAGATTATCATGTCCAGAAAAGAGGGTCAGCCACACACCAATACGCTCGTAGCAATCAACAAAGTGTGGGTCGCCAAACCAGAACATCCAATGGGTCAACCAAAAATGAACAACAAAGGCGGTACAACTATGTATTTTGACTCTTCTTTAGTAATTACATTTGGAGGTATTACATCTTCTGGAACTAATAAGATAAAAGCCAGCAAAAATGGAAAAGACATCGAATTTGCAAAGAGAACCAAAGTAAGTTGTGATAAGAATCACGTGACTGGAGTCACTTCTATTGGAAAAATTATAATGACAGTTACTGGATTTATTGAAGATAAACCAACTGCTGTAGAGAAATACAAAAAACAACATTCTCACGAATGGTCGAAAACTCTTGGATCAGATGATTTTGAAATAATAGAAGAAATACCAGAAAACTCAGTCATATTTGACGATTCTGAATAGACGCACAACTAATCAATAAAAATAAGTTATGAAAGATCGGTATAAACAAATGTTTGAGACTTTAAATAATACAGAAGAATCAACGAAAAAAGAACCTTTGAAGCTAAATGATAGAGTTTTAATTATAGACTCTTTAAACGCTTTTATAAGATCTTTTACGATTATCAATCACATCAACAAATACGGTCATCATATAGGTGGATTGACAGGTTATTTAAAATCTTTAGGCTATGCAATTAATCTCGTCAGACCTACCAGGGTCATACTGGTGTTCGATGGGCAAGGCGGGTCGACTAACAAAAGGTATTTATATCCCGAATATAAAGCTAACAGAGGGTATCGCAGGGTGACTAACTGGGATTTGTTTGACGGACAAGAACAAGAAGCAGAATCTATGACTAACCAAATACTTCGATTGGTAGACTACTTAAAATGTCTACCGGTCGATTTATTATCAATTGATAAAATTGAAGCCGATGACGTCATAGGTTACATAGCAGGAAAATTAGACGGAGAAATTACTATAGTATCTAGCGACAGGGATTATTTACAGTTAGTGAACGAAAAGATTACAGTATATTCTCCAATCAAGAAAAAATTTTATCGATACAAAGAAGTTTTAGAAGAGTACGGAGTAACACCTCAAAACTTTTTGATAGAGAAAGTCTTAATGGGAGACAGCGGAGATAACGTTCCTGGAGTTAAAGGTATTGGTCAGAAGACGTTATTGAAGCATTATCCAGAGCTATCTAAAGATACAGTAATTACGATAAAGGACATCTTGGATAAAGCCGAGAATAGTAATGGTAGCGTGTATCAAAGGATATTAGCTTTTCAAAATCAACTACATATCAATGAAAAATTGATGGATTTAAAGAAGCCTAATATACCACAAGATTCAGTAGAGACTATAGAGTACATTTTAGAGAATCCGACAAAGACGTTTAGACCAAAAGAATTTGCAGAGTTATACGAAGAAGACGATTTAGGTAAAAGCATAAATAATGTATCGTCTTGGGTATTTGAAAAATTTCACGATTTGAGTAAATATTAAATAAGTTATGGCAGTATTAAACACGTTACAGAGTTACGGTAATGGATTTCAAACAAAAGTTCTATCTAGTCTATTAAAGCACAAAGAATTTTTACAAAACGTTAATGATATTCTAGATACTAATATGTTTGATTCTCCTGCTCACAAGTGGATTGTAGCAGAATCTCTAAGATATTATTACAAATATCACACGACGCCTTCTCCTGAATCTTTGCAAGTTGAAGTTAAGAAGATAGATAATGATGTCTTAAAGGTAAGCGTAATAGAGCAATTAAAAGAGGCTCTAAAAGCATCAAATGACGACAGAGAATACATAGAGCAAGAATTTTCTAACTTTTGTAGAAATCAACAGTTAAAAAACGCTATATTAGAATCAGTTAAATTACTAGAAAAGGGAGAATACGAAGATATTCGCCATATAGTAAATATGGCTTCTAAAGCCGGTCAAGATAAGACCATTGGCCACGAGTACGAGAAAGATATGGAGACCAGATATAGACAAGAACAAAGATCGGCTGTTCCTACTTCTTGGCCAAATTTAAATAATCTATTGATGGGAGGTCTAGGAGTAGGTGATCTAGGTATCATATTCGGAAATCCTGGCGGAGGAAAATCATGGATGCTAGTCAATATTGGAGCCGCGGCTGTGGCCGCTGGATTTACTGTGTGTCACTATACATTAGAGCTCTCAGAAGATTACGTAGGTAAAAGATACGATGCTCTATTTACTGGCATAGATGCACAACAAATTCACTTACATAAAGACACGATAACAGATGCAGTAAGTAAACTTCCAGGTAAATTAATTATCAAAGAGTTCCCGATGGGCAAAGCTGGTCCATCAACCATAGAATCTCATATCCAAAAGTGTAGAGATTTAAAATATCCTCCTGATTTAGTTATCATAGATTACGTTGATTTGTTAAAAAGCAAAACAAGATCTATAGACCCAAAAGATGCTATCGACGATGTATATACTGCAATTAAAGGTATGGCCAGAGAACTTAAAGTGCCAGTATGGACCGTGTCCCAAGTAAATCGATGTCACAATGTAGAAGATAAGATAGAAACTCCAAGCGGTAAAATTAGGATAGGAGACCTTAAAATCGGAGATCAGATATTGACTCATAAAGGATTCAAAAAAGTCACCAAAGTTTATCCGATTCAGAAACAACCTACTTATAAAATTAAATTAAAAAATGGTAAAGAAGTAAACGTCTCTGCTAATCACGTCTTACCCACTCAATACGGAAAATTAAAATCTATAGCTACAGGTTTGAAGGCGGGAGATAAGTTATTTGTAAAAAAGTAATTTTTTGGCATACTGTCTATATTTATTATAAAAAATAATATGGCTGCGATTTTACCCGCCTGGATTAAAAAGTATGGAGAACAGGAAGCTTTAAAAATGTGGGAAGACTATAAACACAGAATTAAGGGAAATACTAAAGAAAAACTTAGAGAAAAGCATGGAGATGAATACGTAAAAGACTTGAGTAAAAGAAAAGTGTCGTACTCTTTAGACTCATATATTAAAAGATATGGAAAAGAATTAGGAGAAAGGAAGTGGAATGAAACGCTAAATAAAAAGTTAAAGACTCAAAAAGAAAATTTTAAAAATAAGAAATGGAATAACCGAAGAACATTAGAACAATATCAAACCAGATACAGAGTAGAAGATGGATATAATAAATGGCAAAAAAGGAATAAACATCAATCTTATATGGTGTCTTTAGAGAGATATTTAGTAGATTTCGGAGAAGAAGGTCGTGATATAATCAAGAGAATGAAAAATACCACGAGTTTAGACAAGTTTGTAGAAAGATACGGAGAAATTATAGGCAGAGAAAAGTATATAAATTGGATTGAAAATGTTACTAGCTGTCATCAATGGTATAGCAAAGTTTCTCAAGAGTTGTTTTGGAGATTGTTTGAGGATCTTAATTTACTGGAACATGAGACAAGATTTTATGAACTTAATAGCGAAGAACAATTTTATCTAAACGATAAGGTAATAAGAGTTGATTTTAAGTACAAAAATAAAATCATTGAATTTAATGGGGATTATTGGCACGCTAACCCTGAATTATACAGTAAAAGTGATAAGTTAGTCAAAGGCAAAACTGCAGAATCTATTTGGGCAAAAGATGCCAGTAGAATAGATCGGTTAACATCAGCTGGGTACGAAATTATGGTTGTTTGGGAAAACGAATGGAAAAATAATAGGGATTATATATTAAATGAATGTAAAAACTTTATAAAAAAAGAAAATGAATAAACACGAACTGAATCCGAAAGACTTTGATCTTTCAGAGATAGAAAGCATAGAATTGATAGGTGATACGGAAACTATTGATATCACAGTGGACGATACACACATGTTTTTCGCCAATGATGTATATAGCCACAATTCAGGCGCAAAAGACGATGTTATCGAAGGAGATAAAGCGGCCGGATCTTACAATAAAATGATGATTGCAGATTTTGCCATGTCTTTGTCTAGAAAGCGTCAAGATAAAGTTAATGGAACCGGCCGTATACATATTATGAAAAATAGATATGGTTCAGATGGTATGACTTATGGAGCTAAAGTAAACACTAACAACGGAAATATAGAAATCAATAAAGATGAAATAGACGAAGATGATTTAACTTTCTATAACGGTCAAAATGGTGCACCAAAGATACAACTACAAAATAAATCATCGTTTACACAAGACGAAAAAAATTATTTAAATCAAAAATTCTTTCAGTTAGTGGAGAAAACTTAACTTTCTCTATTTTAAAATCGTCATATTTATTACAACAAAACAGACACTATGAGCTTCTTAATAGATTTATTTAAAAAAGCCAAAAAAGGCGATGCATTCAGACCAATTGAAGTTCCTGATAAGTATAATGACAGAATTGCAGCTTTAAACGCCGGAGGACAAAGCTCGCAAACAAACACTAAGATTACTACTTCTAATCTTGCTAAAATATCAAACGGCTTTATTCCTAATGACAGCAATTTAGGAACACTACCATCAGCGTAATTAATTTACACTATTATTAAAACTTGCCAATTGAAGGGTATCAAAGTACTCTATTGGCTAGTTTATTGTTTTTAATTTATTAAAATTGATTTATAATGTCTATTTTTGAAAAAAGAGTGGCCTTTAAGCCATTTGAATACCCTGAGCTATACGATTTCGTAGATGCTATCAATCACAGTTATTGGATTCACACAGAATACTCTTACGATTCTGATATTCAAGACTTTAAAGTGAATTTGAATGATGTAGAAAAAAATGCAGTTAAAAATGCTATGTTAGCTATATCACAAATAGAAATAAATGTAAAGAGATTTTGGGGTAATTTGTATACGCAGTTTCCAAAGCCTGAATTTGATGCTTTAGGAAACACATTCGGAGAATCTGAAGTAAGACACAGTAGAGCTTATAGTCATGTATTAGAGTTACTTGGATTTAACGAAGCTTTTGATGGATTGATAGAAAATCCAGCTATACAAGGAAGAATTAACTACTTATCAAAATACTTGAAGAATTCAGAGTCTAACAATAAAGAGCTTTATACGCTTACTTTGACACTATTTTCTTTATTTGTCGAAAATTGTTCACTATTCAGTCAATTTTACATAGTTAAATCTTTTAATAAACAAAAAAATACGTTTAAAGGGATAGATAATGTTATCCAGGCGACAATGAAAGAAGAAAAATTGCACGGTATGGCTGGAGCTTATATCATCAACTTAATTAAAAAAGAAAATCCTGATTGGTTTAACGACGATTTCTACAAGACTATTCAAAAAGCATGTAAAAAAGCCTACACAGCCGAAGAAAATATTATAGAGTGGATATTCGAACTCGGAGAATTAAGTTTTTTATCTAAGCAAGATGTGTTAGAATTTACTAAGAATAGATTCAATGAGTCACTAAAAATGATAGGAGCAGAACCTATATTTCAAATCAATAGAGAAATATTAAAAGGCTCAGAGTGGTTCAATATTGAAGTGGACTCAGAAACACACACTGACTTTTTTCATAAAACGCCTACAGCTTATCAAAAGAAATCACAAGCGATAACTGAAGATGATATTTTTTAACTAAATACAAAATAATAAAGTAAATGAAGATCAAATGGCTAAACGAGTACTCTAAATCTTTTCTAGAAAAGGATTATCTTTTGCCCAAACAAACTGTAGAAGATAGATTAAAAGTTATAGGAGACGCAGCAGAGAAAATATTGGGCATAGAAGGTTACAGTGAAAAGTTACAACAATACATAGCCAATGGTTGGATTAGTTTAAGTACTCCAATGTGGACTAATTTTGGTACAGAAAGAGGCTTGCCTATTAGTTGTTTTGGTGTTTTTATAGATGACAGCGTAGAAAGCATTCTAAGCTCAGTGGCTGAGATCGGTACTATGAGTAAATACGGTGGCGGTACCTCTGGTTATTTCGGAAAATTAAGGCCGAGAGGTAGCGAAATTAAAAATAACGGCCATAGTAATGGATCAAAAGCCTTCTTGGATTTGTTTCAATCGTGTGCTCAATCAATGAATCAGGGATCGGTTAGAAGAGGTTACTTCTCCGCCTATCAAGATATTGACCACCCAGACTTTGAAGAGTGGTTAAACATCAGAGCAGAAGGGGATCCTATCAAACATATTACTTGGGGTGTATGCGTATCTGATGCATGGTTAGAATCAATGAAAGCAGGAGATCAAAAAAAGAGAAAGATATGGGCTAAAGTGATTCAAAAGAAGTTTGAAACCGGTCTACCGTATATATTTTTTACCGACAACGCTAATAACCACGAATCCGTACCAGAAGTATATAAAGGAAAAAACTCTATAAAAGCTTCACAGATGTGTACAGAAATCATGTTACCTTCTGATAAAGAAAATTCTTTTGTTTGCGATTTAGGGTCTATGAATGATTTTTACTACGAAGAGTGGAAAGATACAGATTGCGTAGAAGTATTAACTTTTTTATTAGACACTGCCATGACAGAGTTTATCGACAAAGCTTCTAAAGTCACTTTTTTAGAAAGATCTGTTTCTTTTGCTGAAAAGCACAGAGCTCTAGGAATCGGTAGATTAGGGTATCACTCTTTGTTACAAAGTAAGATGATTCCTTTTGAAAGTTTACAAGCAAGGAACATAAACATAGAAATTCAAAAAAATATACAGCATAATTCTTTGGAAGCTTCTAAGAAATTAGCTAAAATGTTTGGAGAGTGTGAGATGACAAAAGGACTCGGTAGAAGAAATACAACTACGCAAGCCATAGCACCTACGACATCTTCTGCGTTTATTATGCAAGTTTCACAGAGCATAGAGCCATGGATGAGTAATTATATGATCAAAGATTTATCTAAAGGTAAATTTGTAATTAAAAATAGCTTTTTAGAAAAATTATTGGAGCAAAAAGGTCAAAATACAGAAGAAGTTTGGGAAAGCATTCAAAAGCAGCAAGGCAGCGTATTACATCTGGACTTTTTAACCGAAGAAGAAAAGCTAGTCTTCAAAACAGCTAGAGAGATATCTCAGTCAGAGATTATAATTCAAGCATCTCATAGACAAAAATTTATAGACCAAGGTCAATCTTTAAATTTATTTATTACCGCAGATACTAAAGCCAAAGAGGTAAACGAATTAATATTGATGGCTCACAAAATGGGCATAAAATCTCTTTATTATCAACATAACATTTCAAGCGCATCTGAATTCGCAAAGAATTTTAAATATTGCGTGGCTTGTGAATAAAGTTATATATTCATTCTAGATAGAAGTTGCTACTACCAATTATCTATAACAAACTTATTGGATCCTTAAAACTTTGGAAGGTAGTAGCTCCATTGATTTTTTGGATCCTTTTTTATGTAGTGATACAAGAAATATTTAAAAGTATCTACAAGAAAATAAAAATATAAACTTAATTAGGTTTTACATATATTGCAGTTATGACAACAGAAAATTTTTATCTAACAATTACTATAGTATTGTTTGTTTTACAAGTGTATCAACTTAGCGTAATGAACAAACTTAAATCTGATGTGAATGAGCTTTGGAACCAATTAGCCTTTTTAAGTGCAATCACAGCATTGAAGTTAAAGGACATGGTTTTAAACAAAAAACAAGAAATCGATGAGAGTAAAAAACCAGAAGCCTAAAGGTCTTGGTGACACAATCGCCAAATTTACTAGTTTGACTAGACTAGATATTTTAGCTAAAAAAATTGCCAATGTCTTTGGTAAAGAAGATTGTGGCTGTGAAAGAAGAAAGCACGCACTAAATAAAATAGTTCCGTATAAGAATAAAGATTAAATTAAGGTTATGGAAAAGAGTTATGCTTTAGTCAACACAAAAGAGCTCGTGCAACAAATGGCACGACACATATTAGAAGGCGATATCATTGCATTCGATACGGAAACTACATCTTTGAATCCAAGAAAAGGAGCTATTATTGGTTGGTCAGTTTCTGCAAAAGAAGGAGAGGGTTATTATCTGCCCACTAAATTATTTAAAGATGGAGAATTAGTAGACGCTTATATAGAAGATATTAAAGCTTACGATATGTCTGTTAAAATGATCAGTATGCTAATTGGTAAAAAACTGATTATGCATAACGCATCATTTGATGCCCGGTACGTTAAAAACTACTTTAAGATAGATCTATTACCTTCTTTACACGCTGATACAATGCTATTAGTGCACACAGTTAACGAAGAAGGAGCTGGATTTGGAGTTAACTCGCCTTTTGGATTAAAGAGTATTGCAAAAACGATTCAAAAAGAACTCGGACTTGACATAGATAAAGCTGCAAACGAAGAGCAAGTTGCTCTAAAGAATTCCATTAAAAAAAATGGGGGATCGATTACTAAAGAAAACTATGAGATCTGGAAAGCTGATATAGAAATTCTATCAGAATACGCTGCAGCTGACACAGATTTAACGCTTAGAATATACAATCACTTTATCAAAGATTTAAAGGAGCAAGGTCTAGAAGATTTTTTCTTTAAAGACGAAGTGATGCCACTTTATAAAGAGGTTACTATTCCCATGGAAGAAAAGGGTGTAAGACTTGATATGGATTTGATTATTAAGACTAAAGAAGAAGTCACCCAAGCTCTTGAGGATTACAAGAAGAAGGTTATTGATCAATTATTAAGCTATGCTGAAGTAAAGCACTGGATCATGATAAAAGCTGCCGATGCGTTCCCTGCGAACAATAGAGGCACTTTTGCAGTAGAGCTAATTAAACAAAGTGGCCTAGAATTTCCAAAATCAGAAAAAACCGGCAAATATAACATCACTAATTCAAATATTCTTAGAATAGAACCAGGCCCCATAAAAGAATTTCTACTACACAGAGATAAACAAATTTTAGAGCCAGATCAAATTACGAAAATACAATTAAAGCTTCGGAAAGAGGCAAACGATGGTCATTGGTTCAATATACAGTCTAAAGATCAATTAGGCGAAATTGCTTTTGGAGCTTTAAACATTAAACCAAAATCAACCACTAAAACCGGTAAACCGCAATTTGATGATGATATAGTCCAAGAAATTGGAGACACTGAAGAGTGGGCAAAAAATCTAAGAATATATAACAAGTTACTAAAAATTAAATCAACTTACGTAGAAAGATTTTTATCTGCTCAAGAAGATGGAAGGTATTATTTTAGTTACAAGCAACATGGTACCGTATCTGGACGTTACGGTTCAGATGCTCAACAGTTACCTAGACCAAAAGAAGATGGAGATGACGATCCTATAGTATTAGAGTATAATAATAGAGTAAGGGCATTTTTTATTCCAGATGAGCACAATGTGTTTATAGATGATGACTATGAATCTTTAGAGCCGCATGTATTCGCCCATGTCTCTGGAGATGAAGGACTTAAAGATATTTTTAGAAACGGTTGGGATTTTTATTCAACGATCGCCATAAAAACAGAAAAATTAGACCAATATTCACCAGATAAAAAAGCCGATAACTATCTTAGAAAACTAGCACCTAAACTAAGGAACAAAGCTAAAGCGTACGCTTTAGGAATTCCTTACGGTATGGGAGCATATGCTTTAGGCAAAAATATATCAGTATCCACACGAGAAGCTAAAAAATTAGTTGATGGATATTTAAGTGGATTTCCTGAATTAGAGAAGTGGATGAGACAATCTGAACACGATGCTAAAAATTTAGGTTATGTGAAAACACAAGTTGGTCGTATAAGGCATTTACCAAAAGTAAAAGAAATATACGACCAATTAGGAGACGCTTTATTGGACTATAATATTAAAAAAGAACTCGCATACTCTTACGGAGAAGAAGCAATTAAAAAAATATCAAGAGATTATTCTAATGGGCTAAATAATAGTAAAAATGTACAAATACAAGGATTATCTGCGTCTATTGTAAATAGAGCTGCATTAGCAATTAATAGAAGATTTAGACAAGTCGGCATAAAAGGTTGGGTATGCGCTCAAGTGCATGATCAATTAATTTGCGAAGTAGATCACGATAACGCAGAAGAAGCAGCAAAAATTGTACAAGACTGCATGGAAAATACAACACCTTTAAGTCTTAAATTAAAAGCTGTACCTACGATAGCAAAAAACTTTAGAGACGGACATTAGTGATTTTGAATGATTACATGAGATATAAATTTTATTGCTAAATATAATATGCATATATTTATTAAAAATAAACAAAGGTACTTGGTAGGCCTTTAGTTACAAACCAATTATTAACCGCTCACTAAAAAGGAGCACAAAACTAAAATTATGACATTTAGACCATTTGAATTAGACCCATTCGATTTAATGTGGAGAGACTTATTCGACGCTCAATCACACTTTTCAGCAATTACTCAGAAGATATCCCACCCAGTCGATATCTTTGAAACAAAAGACGGCATTAAATTTGAAATTGCCGCAGTAGGCTTAGATCAAGACGATATTAATATTGTCGTTGAAGGAGATCAGTTACGTATAGCTTACGAAAAACCAAACAATCAAGAAGAGAAAGCTATTTATAGAGGTATCAAAAGATCTTCTTTTAATCTCACTTGGAAAATTTCTACTAAATTTGATTTGACTAAATTGAATGCTTCCTTAGACGCGGGATTGTTAGTATTAACGATTCCAACTGCAGAAGGTAAAGCTGCAAAACAAATCAAAATCTCAACTCCGAAACAATTATTAAAAGACTAATCAAGTCCTACCAAGCAACCAGTTATGTTTTCAATTTGTAAAAATTTTATTAGAGTAAACGATCATCTCTTTGTTGTAAAGAGATCATTTAAAGAAGACCGTGTTTTAAATGTAGACTTAGCTAAAGAACTACTTAATGCTCAGCACGTCTTTAAAAAAGATGATATGCTTTATTTTACAGAAGAAGTAGAAGATCTGCAAATAATCACAGAAGAAGAACAATAATATGAGTAAATTAACACCAAGAAACGGTTTCGCAGTATTGAAACCTTTAGAAGAACAAGAACAAACTTACGGTAATATCGTAATTCCTGATCTTGGAAAAGAACGTCCTGAAATGGGAGAAGTTATTGCTACAAGCCAAACCTACAATTGGCATAGAGGCGAGTACGTAGATTCTCAATTTAAAGTTGGGCAAAAAGTCTTAATTCCAAAAATGGGAACTATGAAAATTACAGTTGGTGGAGAAGATTATTTTTTAACAAAAGATACAGAAATTTTATCTGTAGTAGAAGATTAAAATTATGAGTAAAACACAATTTATTAAAGGTCAAGAACTAAAAGAAAGGCTTTTTGCTGGAATCGACAAGTTAAATACAGCAGTTAGCTCTACGTTAGGCCCAGGAGGCAGAACTGTTTTGATTAAAGATGCAAACGGAGAAATTAAAATTACTAAAGACGGTGTTACGTGCGCAAAAAGTTTCGGAGAATTAGAAGATCCAATTGAAACTATTGGTGCACAACTTGTTAAGCAAGTGTCCATCAAATCTGCAGACGAGGCAGGAGATGGTACAACAACATCTACTTTATTGGCTACAGAAATTGTAAGAGAGGGATTAAAAGTAATTCGTCAAGGTTCTAATGCCGTAGAGATCAAAAATTCTATCGATGATAGTGTGAAAGAAGTTATCAATGCTATCAAAAAATCAGCAATCGAGATAAGCTCTCAAGAACAAATAAAACAAGTAGCCACTATTTCAGGCAATAACGATCCAGAAGTGGGTAATTTAATTGCGACTGCCATAGAGAAAGTTGGTCGAGAAGGTGTTGTAACTATAGAAGAGTCTAAAACCGGTGAAACTAGTTTAGAAATCGTAGAAGGTATGCAATTCGATAGAGGTTATAAATCACCTTACTTCGTTACTAACAATACAACCATGCAAGCTGGATTGGATAATCCATTTATATTGTTATACGATGGAAGAATCTCATCTGCTCAAGAATTATTACAGGCTTTAACAAAAGCAAACACAGAGAATAGATCTTTATTGATCATTTCTGAAGATATCGGAGACGAAGCTTTGGCCACTTTGATCGTAAATAAAAT